ATGTACAAGATATTGACTTTGATATGAGTCAGTTTGGATTATTCCTACAAAATGATACATTGTTTATGACTATGCACATTAATGATAGTGTTAAAACATTAGGTAGAAAAATTATGTCAGGTGATGTAATAGAATTACCTCACTTAAAAGATCCCCATGCACTTAACGACTTTAGTCTTGCACTAAAACGTTTTTATGTTGTTGAAGATGTTAATAGAGCGGCAGAAGGATTTAGCCAAACTTGGTATCCACATTTGTATCGTGTAAAAATGAAACAAATTGTAGATAGTCAAGAGTTTAAAGAAATACTTGACCTACCAGCAGAAGAAGGATCAGCTAATACATTACGTGATGTATTGTCTACTTATGAACAAGAAATGCAAATTAATGAGGCGGTAGTTTCCCAAGCAGAAGCTGATGCACCTAAGTCAGGATATGAAACACAACATTTATATACATTACAAGTTGATAAAGATGGTAAACCAGAACTTGTTACAACAGACATTGATACATTAGATGCTTCACAGGCTGGATTGTTAGCAGACAGAGTTAACCAAACACCTGAACGAAATGGTTATGATGGTTACTTATTAGGTGATGGAATAGCACCAAACGGAGAAGCGTTTGGTCATGGTATAGGATTTCCAACACAACAAATTAAAGGTGATTATTTCTTAAGAACAGATTTCTTACCTAATAGATTATTTAGATATGATGGAGGCAGATGGATTAAGATGGAAGACTCAGTACGTATGACATTAACTAATACAGACACAAGAGCTACACTAAAAACTGGATTTATTAATAATACTGGAGAAGCAGAGATAGGCGGTCAGGTTGTTCAAGAACGTCAACCATTGTCTAAAGCAATTAAACCGAAGGCAGATAATTAATGCAACATTTTTACGATGGTCAAATAAGACGTTACATTACTCAGCTTATAAGGTTGTTTAGTAACTTTTCTTATAAAGATGGCAAGGGTAACTTAACACAAATACCTGTAATGTATGGCGACATCACCCGTCAGGTTGGTCATATCATACGTGATAATAGTGAAAATAAAATACCTAGTGCTCCTAGAATAAGTGTTTATGTAACTACTTTAGAAATGGATAGACAAAGAACTATAGATGCATCGTATATAGGTAAAATTCATTTACGTGAACGTACATATGATAGTGAAAATAATGAATATTTAAATACGCAAGGACAAAATTACACCGTAGAACGATTAGCACCAACACCATTTAAGTTAGGTATAAATTGTGATATTTGGTCAACTAATACAGAACAAAAATTACAAATAATAGAACAAATATTAACTTTGTTTAACCCAAGTTTAGAAATTCAAACAACTGATAATTATATTGACTGGACTAGTTTAAGTGTAGTAGATTTAGAAAACATTCAGTTCTCAACTAGAAGTATTCCTATAGGTACAGAAAGTATGATTGATGTTGGACAACTAGGGTTTAGTACTCCTATTTGGTTATCACCTCCTGCTAAGGTTAAAAAGTTAGGTGTTATAACAGCTATTGTAATGAGTATTTTTGATGAAAGCCAAGGTACAATTAATTTAGGTTCAGCAACACCTGAACTTGTAAAACACGATGACTCACCAGGACAAGATGTTAAAGGTGATGATGACACAACAGTTGATACTGAGAAACATGGAACAGCTAGTAGAACTGATACAACTTCATTAGCAATTACTACATTTAAAGATTATGATATAATAGTAACTAATAATATTGTTGTATTAGGTGACAAAGGTATTGCTGGTGAATTAAATTGGCGTATAGTTTTAGATGTATTACCTGGAGAGTACATAGCAGGATTAAGTAAAATTTATTTAAGCAGGTTAGATTTAGGAAGTGTTATAGGAACATTTGCACTTAATGAATTAGACGAAACACAACTTATTGTAAACTGGGATACAGATACTATTCCAACTAATTCAGTATTTGACGGACCAGCAATTACTAAAGGAACTATTGATTATATAATTGATCCAACAAGAACCAATCCTACAGATGTTAAAGTAAGTGGTATTAGAATCTTATTATTAGGTGATATTGGTGCTGAGGTAAACCAAGATGGTGCAGATGCTTGGAAAAGTACAGCTGGTGATGATTTCATTGCATCAGAAAATGATATAATCGAATGGGATGGTAATGTGTGGACTATTGTATTCAATGCTAGTGATAATGATGGATCTGATTCAACTGTAGATATCAAATATACAACCAACCTTAATACCGGTATCCAATATAAATGGGACGGTACAGCATGGACATTAAGCTTCGAAGGTGAATACCGGGAAGGCACTTGGCGACTAGCACTTTAGCATAATTATTAGTATGGCTAATATAATATGTAGTGGTGCTCTCTTTTACACATTAGATACACAAAGATTTTTATTTTTACATAGAGTCCAAAGTAAACAAAATAACGTTTGGGGTCTTGTTGGTGGTACTAATGAAAGTGAAGAAATTCCATTTCAAGCATTACAAAGAGAAATAAAAGAAGAACTCGGGTCTCTTCCTGAACTCGTAAAGTCTATTCCTTTAGAAACATTTGTTAGTAGAGATGATAAATTTAATTTCCATACCTATCTTTGTGTTGTAAAAAATGAATTTATTCCAAAATTAAATGAAGAGCATAATGGATATGCTTGGGTAAGTTTTAATAATTGGCCCAAACCATTACATCAAGGGCTACGTAATACATTACAAAATAAAGCAAATTTAACAAAATTAGAAACAGTATTTAAATTAGTATCGTTGATGGAAAAAAATGATTAAAGTATATGGCGATATTATGCTTGATCGATGGATTATTGGGACTGCTGAAAGAGTATCGCCGGAAGCAGATGTTTTAGTTTTAAATGAAAAGCATCAAAAATTTAATTTAGGCGGAGCCGCCAATTTAGCAGTTAACTTAAAGCATCTTGATGATGATGTAGAATTATATGGATCAATAGGTAAGGATAAAGAAGGTCTTCGTATTCTTAAGCTATTAGCATATACAAATATAGATGTTAATTTAACTAATGATTCTGAAACTACAACAACCAAAACAAGATTAGTAGGAAATACAGGACAACATCTTTTACGTTGGGATAAAGAAACAACACATCATGGAGATGAAGCGTGGCAACGACTAAAAACGAATTACAAAGATAATGATATTGTTATAATTAGTGATTACAATAAAGGAAGCGTTACTGAAGATACTGTTTATGAGTTAATAGTTAAAGCAGATGTTTTTAATACCAAAATATTTGTTGATCCAAAACAAGACGCACGATTTTATGATTCTGCATTTTTAGTTAAACCTAATATGAAAGAATATGAAAAATGGAATGGCAAATATAATAAAACTAATGCATTAGAATATATGCGAGATCATTATTGGACTTGGTTAGTCGTAACTGATGGTGCTAATGGAATTCATGTTTTAAATACAGATGGTGAATATAATTATTTTAAAGAAGATACAAAAGAAGTAGCAGATGTTACAGGTGCTGGAGATATTGTTTTAGCAGTTATTGTTCATGCATTTAATAAGGGTATAGATATACCTCATGCTTGTGAACTTGCTTGTTATGCCGCCACTCGTAGCGTAGAAAAGCGTGGTGTAGTTCCAGTTACACCTGCAGATTTAAATCGTGGTATAGTATGGACTAATGGAGTATTTGATATATTGCATACGGGTCATATGGAACTTTTAAAGTTTGCAAAAAAGCAAGGTAAAAAATTAATTGTTGGAATTAATAGTGATACTAGTGTTAAAAAATTAAAAGGTGATGATAGACCAATTAATGATCAAGATAAACGACTTGAACAATTACAAATATTACCATGGGTAGATGCCGTTGTAATCTTTGATGACGATACACCATTAAATGCTATCAAGAAAGTTAATCCTGATGTTATTGTAAAAGGTGGTGACTATACTGTTGAAACAACTGTAGGACATGAACTAGCTAATGTTATTATATTTCCAAAAGTAGAAGGACATTCAACAACAGAATTAATAAAGAAAATTAAACAATGAACTTAGAATTACTAACTCACTTAGAACGTTTTGGAGATGCATATAATACTAAAGATAGTTCACTATTTTTTTATGCATTAACTAAAATGAAACATTATAACACTTTTGTAGAGTTTGGCACTGGACTAGGTTGTACTGCGTTTGCCGTTGCATCTGCAATGAAAGAAAATGGAGTAGGTAAATGTATAACCATTGATAATGGTATGGAATATGTATCTCAAGTTGGTGAAACTTATTCAGAGTTTATTAATTCTATGGCTGAAAAAATAGAAATACAAAATCATTTTACTTTGTTGAACCAAGAAATAGGGTTTAGAACAATTAGTAATGTCGATTGTGTATTTTCTGATTTTGATAGAGAGGTTGTTACTATTGAAAAATTAATAACATGGGCTTTGTCCAGTATAAATGATTATTCGTCTATTTTTATAGATGGATTAGGTAATTATCTTGAAGGGTTTTATTACACAAAACTTTTAGTTAATAAGTTAAATGAAAATAATATACCTAACTTTTTATTAATGCATAAAAAGTTTATTGAAGGGCATAATTTTTCTTTGACAACTATAAGAAGACAAGATAAAAATAATACAGGACAAGGCAGTATGTCTTGGATAAAAATAGAACCGAACAATATATGAGAATTTTAATTACAGGTCCAAATGGGTTTATAGGTAAAAATTTAGCTTCTTATCTTGACTATAAAGGGCATACAATAGAAGGATATGATTATCGTGAAAATCGTTTTCCAGATCCAAAAGAATATGATAGAGTAATTCATTTAGGAGCAATTAGTGACACAACAGAAACAGATATTGATAAAGTTTTAAAACAAAATTATGAGTTTAGTATTAAAATGTTAGAATTATGTGATATGTCTGGTGTAACATTTATGTATGCTTCAAGTGCCAGCGTGTACGGAAACGGTAAAGAGTTTAAAGAAAACTCACCTGTAGCACCACAGTCGCCATATGCTTGGAGCAAGTACTTATTTGATAGATTTGTTAAGTCAGTAACTGAATACCAAATTAATGTTCAAGGTTTTAGATTTTTTAATGTATATGGACCAGGAGAAGATCATAAAGGTGACCAAATGAGTGTCTTTCATAAGTTTAAAAAACAAGCAATTGAGACTGGAAAGATAAAAGTATTTGAAGGTAGTCAAGACATTTATAGAGATTTTATTCATGTTGGCGATGTATGTGATATTTTGGTAAAGTTTTTAACAGTTGATTCAACAGATATTTGGAATATTGGTACAGGAAAAGCAACATCATTTAGACATATAGCAGATTTAATGGCTAAAAAATATAGTGCTGAAGTTATAGAGATTCCAGTACCAGATGAGTTAAGACTTCAATACCAATATTATACTAAAGCAAACATAGAAAAGTTAAGTAATACTATAGGTGAACATAAATTTAGACCAGTGGAGCATTTTATATTATGACGCAATTGAAAGGTAAAGTAGAAAAGGGTTGGGGCTATGAATTAATCTGGGCTTCTACTGAAAAGTATTGTGGCAAAATTTTAGTTTTTGAAAAGCGTGAAGCAAAATTTTCTATGCATTTTCATAAAGAAAAAGATGAAACATGGTTTGTTAATGATGGTCAATTTAAATTACTTTGGATTGATACTACAACTGCCCAGCTTTTGCAAAAAGATTTAGTAGCAGGAAGCACTTGGCATAATCCACCTTTACAACCTCATCAATTAGTATGCATAGAACCAGGTAGTATAACTGAAGTTAGTACAGCTGATTCAGTTGAAGATAATTATCGTGTTATACCTGGAGATAGTCAAGTCATGGATAAAGATACTGGTGTTAACCCGACAATTAGTGATGCAACTTCACAA